ATTCAGCAAACACCAATTTGTTGGGTATCAGCTAAATTCATCAGAAGATAATGATTACTCCGGTCATTATTCTTCTTCTCATCGGGCTCGTAAGCCATTGCGTAGTAAAACTCTTAGTTATAATATCAAACAAGAGAGAAAGGCTCTGCGTAATGCGACTCTTATTCGCAAGGATCAGCGAGCACGTAAAAATGAGGAGCAAACCTTTCACGAAACCAATGCGCACATTAATCTTGATCTTGGTTTTGATAAATCCGAGTCCATTCAACGTTTAGTGAACTCTGCTGAGGGATTCTTTGCTAAAGCTACTCAAGCTTTACCATTGGGTGAATCAGCATTGCAAACTGCGTTATCATCCGCGTTGAATGGAGTTGTTGCCGACGTGAAGACCGCCGTCGAAGCTCAGTACAAGAATATGAAGGAGACAGTATTGGAGATAACTCTATTCATTGTTATGATTATTCTTATAGTTTTATGTTTAAAATATAAGTTTATCAAAACAATGTTTAGTTTTATTATCCTTTATGTTCTTTACATTCTTGGTGCGCATACTGAGACTTGGTCAAAGTTAGTGACGTGGTGTGGAAACTTCTTCTCTACTATGGGAACTGAGTATCGATATCACTTAGCTAAAGGAAATGGACTGTTGAAAGGAGGATTTGACCAAGTAATGGAAGCTCAACAGGTAAGACCACATTCTGATGCCATAATAGATTCCGCAACTACATCGTGGGTTTTAAAAGGTATCTTTGCAGTGGCCTCTATTGTCTTTGTGAAATCATTACCATCCGATAAAGATTTCACAGCTTTTCTAACTAAGATGGATAGAGTACCAAAAGCGATCTTTGGATTTGAAAAGATGATGGGATACATTTCTGGATCATGGAGTAAGATTAGTAAACTAATAAAACAACAATTGGGTTATAAGGTCTTATCCATGGATGGAGGTGAAGAAGAAGTATCTGAATGGATATCCAAAGTAAATAAGTATACAAGTCGTGAAGCCATAGAAACATTGAAATACGATTTGAAGGCGTGTCATGAAATTGATGAATTGTTCTCACAAGGTGTCAATTTCATGAAACGAGCTCCACTGATGAACAGCAGTGTTAATGTGGCTATTAGAAATGTTATGTCCAGTGCATTGATGAATCTTCAGAAGGAGGCTCATGGTTCACCAGTGTATGCACAAGGAATTCGCGTGAAGCCCTTGTGTGTATATCTAGCTGGTGAATCAGGAGTAGGAAAGACCCAGTGTGTTTATCCACTCGCTATTGATGCATTGAAAGCAATGGGATATGATGTTTCTGATGGTAAATGGCAATCCCTGATCTACTCAAGATCTGTAGATCAGGAGTTTTGGGATGGTTACGCTGACCAGCCTGTTGTCATTTACGACGATTTCGGACAACGAGTAGATTCCAAATCGAATCCTAATTTGGAATTATATGAATTGATTAAAGGTGTCAATCAGTTTACATTCTCTTTGCATATGGCAACATTGCAGGAGAAAGCTAACACTCGCTTTAATGGTAAACTGTTGATTTTGACTTCAAATGACATGCAGATACGTGTACAATCGTTGATATCTCCCGAAGCTATTCGAAATCGTATCTCTCATATGTTCACAGTGAATGTGAAGCAGCAGTATCGAGATGATTTGAAGAGACTGGATAAAACTAAACTTCCAAAGGATGGTAATCCCTTGAATTTGGATGTTTGGGATTTTATTCAGTATGATCCGAGAAAAGAATCGTGGATGGCTAACCATTCATTTGCTACAATGAGAGATATGGTATGTAAGGATTTGGTTGGAGAGAAGGAGAAATCTCATAAGCTTAAGAATTTTCTTAATGATTATGCTGGAGATTTACCCGGGATGCCTACCAAATGTTTAGATCGAGAGTTAAAACACGCTTTTGAGAAAGTGCGATATCATACAGATTGTGACGACATATTTACCAACGATGATAGAAATAATCCTTTTCTTGGGGGTGATTTAACAACTGCCCACCATATGATGGAACCATATGAAGAGATACGTGAAATATCTGATGAGGAAGAACCAATGGATAGTGATTATGACAGTGATACTGATGATGAGTTTGACTTCCCACCTGCCTATTTGGAAGTAGATAGTAGTGAGAGACAATCTTATTTAGGTTTACCTGTTGTATACAATTCATGGTTTGCATATGGACTAGATGTGCCTGACAGTTTGACTCGTGAAGAGATGGATGAGATTGAAACTCATGCTGAAAATCGCGATGTCAGAATGTTTAGGTATCACGTTGTGCCATTAATGGATGAACTAGTTCATAAGTTAGAATGTAACCACCCAAGAGAAGTTAATTGGTTCTATTATTACCATAAGGACAGTATTTATGGAATTAATGGATTGGATGCAAACCGAATGTTACAACGATGGGCTTTGTTGGTTGATGATGGTGTTCCACATCATGTTGCCTGGGCAGCCGCCTGTTACGAGTATATCAGACGACTGCACGGACAGCGCGTTGAGGCACATTCATCAAAGCTTCCTTATTGGCGTCGACTTGGAATTGCTCTACATAATGCATGGAAAGGATATGATACATTTAGCGTGGAACCATCAACCAGTGAAGAGCGTATTGGTCTGGCATATGTACACGTAAACGGACTGCTGGACTATTTTCGGATAGCTAAGGAAAAATTAGAACAACATCCGTTAGTTTTAGGTCTCGCTTTAACTGGTGTTCTCCTTTTTGCTGGATACTTTATGTATTCCAAATTGAAGAAGACACCAGTCAAGGCCACTGATACTACATATGCTTGGTTTGGAGCCCGTCTGTGGAGCAATCTGATGGCTGAGGATTCGCCTCCCATGCAAGAAGTATTGGACTCTTTAGTATATCCTAATAAGACAATTGAAGAGGCAATACGTCGTGCGTGTGCGACGAACGCTCACTCACCAGATGAAGAACATCAGGGACATAAGCAATACAAAGGCGCAGCAAAGCACTGGAAACGAATTCATTCACCGGACGAAGAACATCAAGGACATAAACAGCATAAAGGAGCAAAGCCTAAGTATGCCAAGATTCGTTCAACGCCTATTGATGTGGAGGATGGAACCATAAAGCTTCAATTGAAGTTAACTGAGACCATGGCACTACTACGTAGTTTAAAACCTGATGTAGTATGCAAAGTCAAAGTTAATGTCGATGGAGCTGTGTGGCGAATAGAATCAGTCAATGAGTTTGAAATTCATATGGTGAATGAAGAAGGCACTTTGGATTTGGAAGTTGAACCACATTCTGACCTAGATTCTCAGAATATTCTTTATAAGAGTATTCCATCCACTTACAACTTGACCTATTATTATAATGATAATAAGTCTAAGTATAGGTTAGGATATGGAATGATGATTAGAGGGAGTATTATGATGATTCCTTATCATTATACTATCATAATGCGTGAAAATCCTGGAGGACGTCTCGTTTTAACTAACGGAACCAATCCAGAAGGGATTGAAGTGCAAATAGATGATGAAGATGGTCAGACTGGTGTATTAAATGGTATCCATATTGTTGATGACACACTACAGGCTCCATATAACACTAAAGATATGTTTTTGTTTGATTGTGGAAGAATCATGCCAAAACATAAGGATCTTGTTAAGAACTGGATGAGCGCGCCGGATTTCTCTCGATTGGATTATGGTAAATGTCAGTTTCGTTCTCGAGTTGACATAGACCCTAATGTGTTGAAGATAAATTCTGGCGAAGCTACAGTATATGGAACTCCAATTTATGCCTATGTGGGTGAGAAGAAAGAGGTAGTCTATAATATCAATGCTATCGCTGTCCCAATCACAACACAACCTGGTGATTGTGGGAATCCCCTCATAGTGAACAATAAGTATATATCAGGAAAAATTGCTGGCATTTTAACGAATGGATGTGACAATAATACGTACTTCGCTTCAATTACGAAAGAGGATCTTTTGGAATCTCTAACGTATTTTAAGAAAGAGGCTACTATTGCACATTTTGACTTAAAACCAATATTTGAAAATGAGACTATACCATTGCCACAGGGTAACTTCCACCCAATTGGCACTGCTGCTCCAGCCCCATCAGCAGGAAAGTCAAAGTTTATGCGATCTGATTTGTTTGGAAAGATTTTACCTAGTACTAAGTTACCAGCTAAAATTAGACCGTTTGAAAAGGATGGCATAGAGTTTGACCCTCTTGTTAAGGGACTGGAGAAGTGTGGCCTGCCCTCAGTTCTGGTTCCCCAAAAGTCATTGCATTTAGCTTATGAAGATGTAAAGAGAAAACTCAATATTTCATATTGTGGGGACTCAATACAATTTTATAAACGTGTGATGACTTTCGAGGAAGCAGTTCGTGGCATTGACACTGAAGAATACATACGTGCCTTACCCCGCAATACATCTGCTGGGTACCCATGGATATTTTCACGAGATTTGAAGAAACCTGGAAAAGAGACATGGTTGGGCAAAGATGATGTGTACAAAGGGAGAATGTACGAGGAATTGCGGTCTGCAACTTTATCCTTGATCGATAGTGCGAGTCGTGGAGAGCGCCAACCAGTTATCTGGATTGATTGCTTGAAAGATGAGCTACGACCGATTGAGAAAGTTAAGGCTGGAAAAACTCGTGTATTCTCCGTTTGTCCACAGCATTATAGCCTTGCCATGAGAATGTATTTCTTAGGTTTTGTTGCGTGGATTATGAAGAACCGCCTTGATAATGAGATTTCTGTTGGTATCAACGTGTTCTCTGATGAGTGGCATAAGTTAGCACTTTTGTTACAAACCAAGGGAACTGCGGTGATAGCAGGAGATTTCTCGAATTACGACGGTTCTTTGTCATCTGAGATATTGTGGAAGTTTTGTGATATGGCTAATGAATTTTATGGAGACAGTAACCAGTTGATTAGGAAAACATTATTTGTTGAAATAGTCAATGGGGTGCACATTTATAATGGAAATGTGTACCAATGGAATAAGTCATTACCATCTGGCAATCCGTTTACTGCCGTCATAAATTCTGTCTATAACATTATATCTATGCGTATGGTTTGGAGACATATAACTGGATTGGGTATGCCTGAATTTAATCTTCATGTTTTTATGCAGGCATATGGTGACGATAATGTACTTAACAAATCAGAGTATGCTGGGGAGATAGGATTCACGATGGAGAATATCATGAAAGCATACAAAGATGTATTGTCTATGACTTACACCGACGAATTGAAGAGTTTGGATTCTAGTGAAAAGACTTTATTCGATATTAATTATCTCAAGCGCAAGTTTGTTCACTGTGCTGTGATGAACCGATACATTCCACCATTGACCTTGGAAACCATTCTTGAAATGGTTAACTGGGTTAAGATGGGAGCTGAGGTTGAATTGCAGCTTGTTGAACGCGTTGAGGTAGCTTTTATGGAGTTATCTTTGCACGGAAAGGAAGTCTTCAATAAATGGGTGCCAGTCATATATAATGCTCTTCGGTCGCGAGCACAGGCCCGTTTAAGAACAGGTGTTTGCTATGAAGAATATATGGAGTATTGGATTCGGAATGATGTGGCTATGCTACAACTGTTAGCCTCTGTGGAAGAGCCGTGTAGTGTCTATTGTGACTCTTTGGCACTACAAACTGCACCACATAGCGAAGTGCTGCCCTATTTAGGGAATAATAATCTGACAGCACGCGGCAATCCCGTAAAGAAACAGACAGGAGCACTACGGTTAATAGACAGGGTGGTCTATTGGAAGTCATACGTGACAGACCGGAATTACCCATCACCTGCGACAAATAGTGAATTAGCAACAGGCGTAACTCAGAACGCGCCTTCAACAGAGGAATCTGAGATTGAATCAACCGTGACCGTTAATAATACTATACCGGATCAGAAAGAGGAAACACCAAAAGTGGATCAGATTAAGGCTGAAGGAAAGAAGGGTGGATCTGCTAACCTGAAGTTGCAACAGATTATGTTGTTCAAGGAAGAAGGAGACATAGTTAAAGAGAATGCTGTGCGTGATGAGAAAGAGACTAGTGGTCTTTTTGAAATGATGAGATCATCTGTTGAGGATATCAAATCACACACAGTGAAGGATTTTCTATGTCGTCCAATGGATTTTGGAACAGCAAAATGGAAGGCAACTGATGGTGCATTAGATGGAAATATCTTGGAAGAGCCTAGTATACTCTCATTTACTTGGAGAGGAGGCCTGGCAAAGACATTTAACTTTCCGACTGACTTTATATCTGGTGGAAGTAAGGCTACCACAATGGCTTATGATAAGATGAAGGGTTTCAAGTATTTTAGGGGGGATCTTGTATTTCGAATACAAGTACAAGCTCAACCCTTTCAGGCTGGAATCCTTCGTGTTATTGCTTTTCCCTATCCACAAAGACTGGCGAATGCAAAGAAATCGCATTTTCGTGGAGCGACTCAAATAACCCAGTTGCCTCATGTTGAACTAGATATTAGTCAGCATAGGATGGCGGAATTACATCTTCCCCATATTGGTCCGAATTTATTCTTTGATATGATAAAAGGGAATGGTAATACTGACATTTGGAGTCTCGTTGTTGTACCATATGCCCAACTTGAGGATGTGGCTGCAACTGGTGAAGTGAGTATTAGGGCCTTTGCTTATTACAAAGACGTTGATATTCGCTTCCCTAATGGAGTCGAAATAGATCACAAACCGCCTGCCACTACCCTGATACCGGCACACCCAGTGGCATTTAACCCAAAGTTTGCAAAACATACCAAGGCACATATGGAAGCTCAACAGAATGCGAAAACTGGAACAGTTGGTCAGGTGTCTGGAGCAATAGCTTCGGTTGCCAGTAAATTTAGTGCCGTTCCTGGTTTGGGTGAATATGCTGCTCCTGTAGCAATGGTGGCCAACACAGTTAGTGGTATTGCCAACACATTGGGGTTTAGCAAGCCAACATCTGTCAAGGATTCAACTCCTATTGCCCAGCGTTTAACAGGTGATTTTATGCCTGCTGATGGAGAAGACAATGGCTATTCTATGGCTATTGCTCGTGTGAATGCATTAGATCCTATGAATGGATGGGCTGGATCTTCAATAGATGAAATGGCTTTTACTAACATCGTAACTAAACCGGCATATATTGGTTCATTTAAATGGTTAGAATCACAAACTGTTGAAACTGAGCTGTTTAGACTACCAGTATATGCAGGGTACTTTCGATCGTACCCAGTTGAATCCACTGAATTTCATTGTCATACACCTGTGTCTTATCTGGCAAACCATTTTAAATTTTGGCGTGGTAGCTTGAAATACACTTTCAAGTTTGTGAAAACTCAATTCCATTCTGGACGTCTAACTGTTAGATTTGTCCCTTTTCACAAGTCGACAAATACAACACGTGCCATCGATTATGCCAATTGTTTGTCTCAAACGTGGGACCTTGCCGAGAATAGTCAATATGAGTTTACTGTACCATTTGTTCATTACCTACAAATGGCAAAAACACCATACGGTAACTCATGGGACGATTTACCAACTGATGACGTGGAGAAGTATGCTATAGGAGATATTGTTATCTTCGTGAACACTGAATTGGTAGCCCCTCCCACAGTCGTTAATACTATTGTAACACTGGTGGAAATGAGTGGGATGCCTGATTTAGAGTTCGCTGCACCAACATTAGGATATTCAGCTGCTCCCGTTGTTAATGACGCTGCTCCTCCATCTTTGCTCACTCGGGCTCATGTCGGAGACAAGACTATTGGCTGGTTTGACCCTGCTGAAGAGAGAGTATTTTCCATTAATAATAAAGCGATTAAAAGATCTAAAACCGCATCAGCAACACTTGCCGGGGAGCTTGTGACATCCGTTCGTCAACTTGTTAAGAGGTATGCTGGTATGTCGTCTGACGTAATCGCTATATCTGGATTGGAACCATCTACAAGTACACAACTTGGACTGAAACTGTACCCTGATCATTTAGTAAAGGATTATGAGATAGATGCGCAACCGTTACAAGGAAACAAGTTTGGGATTTCGTGGATAAACAAGTTTTATCCTCTTTATGCTTTTCGTAGAGGAGGAATAAGACTTAAGATAGCGTTTGTAGAAGTGGATCCCACAGCGGCCCCATTTCCGCGTACGTTATTTGTTGGATACGATTTCCCAGAAGCTGTTGCTGGTGATGCGATAACTGAATTTATGACTACCTTTGTGTCTGGTGGGGCAACTGACCAGACGTATATGGCGGATTTCACTGAGAATCATATGCCTATTTATATCAGTAATGAAGGTGTAGCTTCTCTTGAGATTCCTTATTATTCGAATTATCATTGTCTCTTTAATGAATACCAAATTAAAGATGTCAAGTATTACTTTGCGGGAAGTGCAGAGGAATTTGGACATGTTTCGTGCATGACCTTACAGCTAACTGCACCATCTAAAGGCAATCACTTTGGAAGAATATATAGAGCAGGTCGTGATGACTTTGAATTTGGATTCTTCCTAGGGACACCATTAATGGGTATTCTCCATGATATTATTTATACAGCTAAGACTACGGCTGAAGATAGTCAACTTGACGCTGCACAGGAATCAAGCGTCGAAAATGTGATTCCTATTGAGGTTCGAGCTCATACTTATGATGAACAGAAGTGGATTGATGCTCTCAAAGAAGAAGTTTCAGTTCTGAAAGAAAGTGTGAAGATTTTATCTGAACAACTTGAAGATCTGAAGCTTAAGCTTCGAGAAATTCATCTGCTCACACAGCTTGGACCAGAGCGAGTTAATGCCCACTGTGGTAAGTGCGAACAAATTTCGGCTAATGACATACCAGAGTACATCAAACCTGACTTGGCATATGTAGCCCCAGAATTACGAAACTGGTGGTTATGCAAGCGTGGGTATCAACTAATTCCTTATATACCGGACTTTGATAGTGAACCATCAAGATCAAATTTCGTAGCAGAGCATGATTTGGACTCTGAAACATCCATTACTTTAATTGGGGAGCCTTCAAAGAGGTATCCTCCATTAAAAGTCGTATCTGAATCATTCGTCAATGCTGAGTTGTCAAAATTGCGCGAATTAATTGACATCCTGGATCGAAAAACAGGAGACTTTACAACAGAAGAGCCTAAAGATTAATTACTTTAGGCAGAGCTTTATATTTTAATTTTATA